CCCCATTTTGCATGGTAATCATTCTGTACAAATTCCTTGGCCATACCAAGCAGTTCTGTACGGATTTCATAACCATTCTTATTAAGGGTTACTTGTGGCAATTTTGCCGCATTGGCAAATTTCTGCCATTGTGTTTCAGTTGTTTTATTTTCACTCATCATAATTTCCTCTGTGTGTGTAAGTGTGTTAAAATATCACCCATAAAAAGGCGGGTGTTAAATAAATAAAAGCTATTATAGCACAAGCTGATAATAAAGCAATTATCTCTTTCATTTTTATTGTGCCTCTGTGTGTGTTTAATGTTAACCTATTTTTACGAGTCTTGGTTTTTTCTCGTCTGGGATAACTCTCTCAAGATTAATCAAGAGCATCCCATTTTCCATCTTTGCATCTTTCACAACGATATCATCCGCCAAAGTCCACTTACGGCTGAACTGACGAAATGAAATACCACGATGTAAAAGTTCTACATCATCAGCCTCTTCCTTCTTGGCTTTAGTGCGAACTGTAAGAACCCCATCACCGACCTCAACTTCTAGGTCATCACGGGACAAACCGGCAAGGGCCAGTTCGATAGTAAAATCTGTATCACTATCCTTACGAATGTTGTAGGGTGGGAAACCAGTTGATGCAGCCTGGTGTGATGCGTAGTCTTGTAGCCGGTCAAAGACACGGTCAAAACCTACAGCATAGGGGGTTAAAAGATTCCGATCAAAGTGATCGAATACGTTTGCGAGTGCTTGTGTAGTTACCATTTCAGTATCCTCCTTAAATATCAAGCAAGGTTAAATTGAGAAACCCCAAAGGCATTTCTCACTTCTATTTATGCAAATGTTACTATTGACATAATAACAAATACACTCCACAAGATGACCCATCCTAAAGCGGAGAGCCATTTGAGAACAAAAGCATATGCTCTCAGTGGTTCTAAATTTCCAGCGCGCTGATGAATTTTCAAAGCCCTCTGCAATTCAGTCTTAACTGCTAAAGGTAAAGGCCGCATATCGGCCGACCATTCATCCCAAGTCTGGAAAAAATCTAAATTCGATTGTTTGTAAGCAAGTTCATAAACATCTTTTGGCTCCCACTGTTCAGCCCATGCCACTAATGTAATGTAATCATGGTCCGCAACGTGCTCATACTGAATCTTTATATTCGGTAAAAACTTGGCCAGTTGAGTAGCTAAATAATCTACTAATTTATTCCGCTTGATCAATATTCTTTCTCCTACGTTGTAGTAGTTTACGATTCTTTTGGGCTGTCTGCAAGTGATGCCGATTAGCCCTTTGAATAAAAGTAATACCATCTAAATGGTCTACTTCATGCTGGATAATCCGTGAAGTCATACCCACAAATCTCTCCTCATATTTAGTACCATCCACATCATAATACTTCAATACAATATCTGTGGGACGTTTGACCTTTACAAACAGGTCAGGAAAACTCAAACAGCCCTCAATCATATACATAGTTTCTTCACCAAACTCTGTAATCTTGGGGTTGAAATAAGCAGATGAAAAATCTTCAACACCTTCAGTCTGTAAATTGCCCATACCGATTACAATAACACTGGTATCCAAACCAACCTGAGGAGCGGCGAGGCCAACTCCCGGACCTGCGCGCCGTGCGTCCTGTAGCTCTTTCACCAATTCTTTTGGATCCATAGATGGATCCTCAAAGTTCCACAAAGAAACCTTTTTCCTCAAAATTGGATCTAATTCTTTAACTAAATTCATATCTATATTATACAACATTCTCAAAGAAATGTCAAGGACATTGGGTAATTCATTATCAATAATTCTGTCCTCTCTGCAGAAGAAACTCGAGCGTTAATAGAATGGGTTTTTTCCTCATGCCACACAAACTCATCGCGTGGAAGCACTATTTCCAAGTCTGGAAAGTGGTAATAACTAAGGGCCCAGCGTGCGTTGGTGCTGCGCAGTTGCCGAAGCAAATCCATATGGTCTGCGTGGTCGAAATCATCCTCAGTATAGTAATGTTCCATGTTATAATAAGGTGGATCCACATAAAAGAAAGTGTCTTTACTATCATACTCAGTTATTATTTTCCGATAATCATCATTCTTTACGGTTAGTTTGGCTAGCTTTTTTAGATATTTGTCATCACCTAGCTTCTCTGTGAAGATTTTGTATTTCTCTTTGTATTTTGTTTCTATGTAAATCTTACTCTTTTCAGTTAGATTATCCCCACCTGTAAATATCTGCATCTGTAAAAGCATATACTTGGCAGCCATATTGAAGTCGGGTATATCAAACCTAATAGACCTGTAAGAAAAGACCTCATCTCTATACTGCTCAAACTTCTCAGGGTTGTGTAAGTCATCATAATAGGACATCAATACACCCTTGAATAAATCTGGGTCATCACTAGCACAACTAAACACATTACATAGGTGCCTGTTATAATCATTATAGACATTAGTTTCTACAGGAGTCTTGTTTGACATCCAATAGACCCACATAGCACCACCGAATGGCTCCACATATGTCTTTATGTTAGACGGTATATATGGACTTATCCATGTTGAGTGTTGTTTTTTGCCACCCATATACGGAAACATTATGATACCACCTGTGTAAAATTACCTTCTTTTCTAAACATAATCATATGCTCAAACTTGTCAATGGATAAATCTGTTTTATGTGAAACTAAAAATACATTCTCATTTGACAGTGTGTCCAGTATCCTTAGGAATTCCTCTGTACCATTGGCGTCTAAACTACTGTCAAATATTTCATCAAGGATAAGGAGATTGGTGTTGGTGCTATTCTTCATCTTGGCTATCTGTCGCCATGTAAAGAGAAGTGCCAAGTCTATTCTCATTTTTTCACCTTCACTAAAGTTAGCATAGCCAAACACATCACGGAATCTACTCTGTATCGTTTCATTGAATTGCTCATCTAAATTGAATTTCACCTGGAACTCCAACTTGTTTAGATAACCATTGATAAGTTGGTTCATTATGGGGAGATACTTTTTGATAATCTTGGTCTTGATGCCGGAGTCCTGAAGAAGTTGTTTGGCTATGGTAAAATAATTACCATCTTCTGTCATCTTATTCTTCTCTTTCTCTACCGTAGTCATCTCTTCCTTATAAGTTTTGAGTTTAGTTTTATCTTCTGACAATTCACCATCTACATTTTTGATAGAGTCCATCTGCTCAACCAATTCATCACTAAAATTGATAATAGAGTTTGATGATGATGTTTTCTTTGCCGCCTCTACTTCCCAATCTCTAGCATCTTTTCGTATGTCCTCATATAATTTACTTCGGTCTTCCATCTCCGATACTTGAGCAACTAACTCACCTAAAGCGATATCATTGGCTGCCAGTTTTACATTTCTATCCTCTATGGCCTGCTTCTTGAATTCCTCATCTATGTGTTGCTCACAAGTTGGACACTCATCATTCTTCTCAAAAAATTCTATCTCTTGTCTGGCCTTACTCGCCTTGTCTTGCAACTTCCACTTGAAGGAAGACATTTTTTGTTTATCTTCATCCAACTTTTCCTGTTTCGGTTTGATGTTTGTATTCCAATCATTGAATTTGGCCTTTAGATCACTTGCTTCCTTTTTAATCTTATCATACTCTAGCTGGTTCTTCTCTAACTTTTTCTCTAAAGATATAAGAGATGTTTTGCCTTTCTCTTTTGTCTTTGTGATATGGTCCTGGGTCAACTGAATTTTACTAATCAACAATTCATATTCATAAGTTATTTCTTGTTGCCGGATTTTCAATTCCTTTCTTCGTTGCTTGAGTAATACATTCATCATAGAGAAAATCTTAATGTCTAAAATGTCCTCGACCACTTCACGCCTATGGGATGGTGTCAACTGCATAAATGGAACAAAAGATGATGAACCTAGAATAACCACCTGAGTAAACGACCTGTAATTCAATTTGAGTATGTTGTTTTCTAAATGGCGCTGATAGTCCCGCACACTAGCGTCCTGGTCTATCAGTTTATTATTCATATAGATTTCACACTTATTTGGTTTAATGCTTCTGACTATGTGATACTTCTTTCTGCCAATACTGAACTCCACATCAACTCGGCAATCTGAACCATTCACACTATTTACCAATTGGTCTTTGTTTATCTTTCTAAAGGGCTTACCGAATAAACCGAAAGTCAAAGCATCTAACATAGTAGATTTGCCTGAACCATTGTCTCCTATTATTAAAGTTGAATGGTGTTTATCCAATTCTATCTCTATGGGTGTATTCCCTGTACTCAAGAAATTTTTAAACTTTACTGACTTAAACTTAATCATTCAACTTCATTAGCCTCTACATACAACGACTTCAACAGTCGATGGAGTTTTTTCTTATTCAATGCCTTACTATCAATCTCATCCACATAACGCTCCAATAATGATAATGTATCTTCTATTTCTTCCAAACTGGTATCTGCTATAGTATCTGGATCAAGGTCACTGAAATCCTCAACAATCTTTAGCTCATAAAAATTACCTTCAGCATAACACCTGTCTACAAATCTATCAAAGGTATAAAAATCTGACTTATTGATTACTACAATCTTTACATAAGAGCCTTCATAAGGAGATAAGTCCTTCTCCAATACATTCTCTTTTGTATCATCATAATAAATTTTCTGGAATAATTTATATGGGTTCTCGTAAAACTTAAACTCTCTTGTGTCTGTATCAAAAATATGAAAACCTTTTTTAGTTTGCCAATCTGCCCATGTTATTTCATACGGAGCACCAACATATCTGATATGCCCGTCATCACTCTGTAAATGGAAATGCCCGGAGAATACACGCTCAAATCTCTTAAAATCATCCTTCTCTAAACCTGAATCATTAACAACACCATCTAACATTTCAGCTCCAACAATAGCCAAATGTCCCATTGCTATATCTGCCTTTGCTTTAGAGATAATTCTTATTGACTTCGCCTTATTATCTGATGCTAACCATGGAATAAAACAAATATTTAAACCATCAAAGTCTACTACCTGAGGTGTGTTCTTATATAAATTAAAAACATATTCAGAACAAGTCAACTCAACCGAATTTACTTCATTGGTACTCTTAAAATAACAATCATGGTTGCCCAAAATAATATGTAAATCTATGCCTTGAACCTCGACTGGCTCAAAAAACATTTCCTTTGCCAACTTCAGTGTATTGAAATTGGAATACTTACGTCTATCAAACACATCACCCATATGAATGATGGTCTTAACATTCTCCCTATCTAAAGTGGGGAAAAAATATTCGTCATAAAATTTCTTTTGGAATTCAGCATATTGTAGGTTGTCATTTTTTCCTTGAAAGTGAGTATCACTTATCAACGCTATTAACATAAAAAATCCTATTCGTCAGCATGGAATACATACTTGTCCAACATTTCATCGAAACTCTGTTGAAAATCTCTTTCATCATCGTGTTTCTGTAAAGCAATTCTATTTTCTATACCAGTTTCTTTCAGTAATTTTTCTCTAATAGATTGCTGTTTCTTTTCTTTTTGAATCCTACGAATAAATGCGTAGTAAATAATCTGTGTAAAATAAGCAAAAGGATTAGTAGAAAAGTTGGGATCAAACTTATCTATATACTGTAAGCAGTTTTCGATACCATCTGATATCATCTCCTCACGGTAAGTATAATTGATAAAGTTAGGACGATAAGACAAATGATTAGCAATCTTCAGGATACACTCTCCTAGATAATTACTAATCTGTGGCTTAGGTTCGCCTTGAGCTTCTGCCTCAGCTATCAATTCTTTTCTTTCGATTATTGCTTCCAAAAACTTCTTGTTATCTACATAATGGTGTTTTTTCTTTTTCTTCTTTGCGGCCATCGGATATTCCTCATTGTACATAATCTCCAAAAAGACCTGTAATAACTTCTACAGCATCCTCAAGATTATCTAATCTCCAAGAAGCATTATGTTGAATGAGTGGATGTTCCATTAGATATTCATCATCTGATACCACTACAAGGGGCTTTCTCAAACCAATAGCCCAACCAATTTCAATCACGGTACCATATGATGGTCGCCGTTCATTCAATTCTTGTGGGAGATAGGCTAGAACCAAATCACACGATTCAGTATCTAACCAATTCTTGGTTGCTATTGCTCTAGGATCGGACCACATTTTATCTGTGGCACCCGGATCTGTATACCTCATACCCTCTTTTAATGGCTCACAACGGAGTGGTGAAATTCCAATAATACCATACGGCAATCGGCTTATCACCCAATCACGCCATTCATTTGCTTCTTTGTCATCACACTCGGCAATAGGGCCGGCGAGATAGACGGTTTTTCTTAAACTCATATAAAATGCCTACTTTTTATTTTTTAGACACTTATATAATAACACGGCTAAAGTAGATTGTCAAGAGTTTTTATTTTTACTCCAAGAACCGACATCAATAGTTTTTAAATCAAACTCTCGGTCCATATATTTCCATTCTATTTTAACTGGACTAAAGGCCTTTAAGAAGTCAAATACAATCTGTGGATCAAATGGCCCACAAGTATACACATCCATCTGCATCAATGCAGGAGAAACTTCTTCCCATACATGGACAGCAATATGACTGGTCTCTATAATAGCAACTGCAGTTAGTCCTTTGTTTCCCTCAACATCAACATAAGCAAAATGTGGCCCATGTAACAATTTCATACCAATCTTATCAATCAATTCTTCCATCCATGTAGCCAGAGATTCCCCATCTTTCTCTTGAGGTGGATCATTTACCTCTGCCCTGATAATTATGTGTTTGTGTTCTGGTTTTTCCATATTAAGAATCTTCATCTGTACCTAATTCAGCTTCTATTAATGCCTTCACAAAAGCCTGTGGTGTAATCTCATTCTTTACGGCAGATATAATAAATTCAGCTAAATGAATCTCTTTTTCTATCCAAAACTTCTTACGTTGTAATTCTTCTAATTGAGAATTATAAAAATCTAACTCTTTTTGCTTACGGACCTTTTGCTCTATGATATCCGTGATAGAAATTATATTCAAACCTTTTTCCATTTATGCTTGACTTATATATTTTTATATGGTATAATATACAGCAGTGTTTGAGCCAAAGATAGGTATAGCGCTCAATGAAGAATCCTTTTAGTAGGTCGGTGTGTTATTCTAGCTTCTACATCTTCCTCATTCAGTTCATCAAACAGCTCTTCCATCTCCATTTCTCCATCAGAAACTCCAAGTAAATCACGAACCCTTCTAGCATTTTCTTCCATCTTCTGTAGAAACTGTGTTTCATCCATGTCATCATCTTTATTTTCTTCTATCTCAGCCTTTACTCTGGAAGATACCATTTTATAATACAATAAGATTTCAGGTGCTAGATCACCAAAAGCCATTATCTTTTCTTTATCTATAATAAAACTGATATCTTTAGTAAAATTAATCCAACGCTCTAAACCAGTATGCTCTACTACATGACTAGTCTTATCCGTAATAGTAGATTTTACTATATTCATCGGACATTCTACTACAATAGCGTTATCAGATTCCTGTAGTATTTTACAGAGAACCGAATCCCCATTCACCATTTTTAGTATTTTGTATGG